ACTGCGGGAGGATGCTGAGTTGCGCCGCGAACTCCTCGGTCGTGAGGGGGCGGGGCTGCGCGGGTTGCGCGGCTTGTTGCGCTTGCATGGAATGCTCTCCAGGTAGCGCGATTCACATTTATTTGAATCGCTTGAAGAGCATTTAAAAGGATGCGCCGATTCAGGAATAGGACATCAATTATTGAGATTTTTTAGGCGCGAGGTTTAGCAGCACCGCCATCGCCACGGGAATCGCGGGACCCTTCGTTCGATCTTCATCGCGGGAGCCTTCCAGGAACGAATCCGCCGGCGCCGCGCTCGCGCTGCTTTCGTCGTCGGCGAACGCGGCGCCGATGATCGAGCCGCCCCCGCGCCGAATCGCTTCGCGGAACGTCTTCTCCTCACGATCCTCTTTCTTAAGTCTTCGCCTGTTCCGCTCGTTGTCAGACCCGCACTTCGCCCGTTCCAGTTTCTCAGCAAGGTCGACGCGCTTGCCTCCTGCTCGTTTGCTGGTTGCCGCGCTACACGCCGAGGCGAGCGGCAATAGGTGGGTTCCCTGTCGAAGGAACAACATCTCCGCACCGAGAACGCCAAACCACGCCGCGAGATCGCGAGGAATGGGCATCTGGAACGGGTCGGCCCCCCGGCGCCTCCCCTTCTTCAGGAAGAGCTTGCCGAGTTCCTTGGCGTTGGCGGCGTAGTATTCCGGAGGCTCGTTCGTGAGAATCGCTGACGAAAAGGCGGCAGCGTCGAATTCGTTGAGTAGCCAGTGGGCCGCCGCCGCGACGTCACTGCGCCGCGCGTCGACGCGCGCGAACTTGGTCTTTGCCATCTGCGCACCTTCATACGCAACCTTCGATTGGGGCCCCTGCCAGGCCGGTGAACGTGTCCGGCTCTTCGCCCGCTAAAGCTAGGCAGGAGCAAACCGATTATGCACCTCGGGACTCGCATCAGTCGCGCACTGGCAGCTTACCTTGCGTGACCAGACTGCTGTTTGCGATCACAGCAAGCTCAATGCATAGCGAGAGAGCGACCATGAGAAGCTGGGGGGCATTGCCGGGGCCAACGTTGTCGAGCGATGCCTGGGGAACGCCGCCCTGAAGCCAGACTCTCGCGGTCGGCGGGGTAAGCTCGCGGTTCGCCTCCTTGGCCTTCTGCCAGGCATTTGCCTCGCGCTCACGCCGCTCGCGGATGAGGCATGGAATGCCGCGCGGGGTGCGCCCATGACGCTTGGCATTGAGCACGGGCGGCCGGTCAAAAGCTGGGTGCGTCAGGATTTGGGCGTCATTCATCACTTGTCTCCCTTGGTCGGGCAATCGTGATGCCTTGCTCGCTCAGGATCTCTTGGAAACACCCCGTGGGCATGCTGCAGAGAGCATCAAGCTTGCCCCCTATCACGGGCAGCAATTCACTGGCCAGTGAACATGCCGCTGTTTCCTTGTCGCTGTGGCCGATAGCCGAGTCGAGGATTGTCCAAAGGTCATAAAGCGCCTCGACTGCGCCCGTGATGAGGCGCTCGTTATTCATGACCCACCCCCGCACACCATTCTTCCCGCAGCGTGTCCAGACGCGCACTGGCGATGTTCCCCAGCCCGCGAGCTGTCACGATCTTGCTGAAAATCTCAACCTTGTTCAGGGCGATGTCGCTGGTGCCGAGACAATCTTCAAGGATCGCCTCGATCGCATCCAGAAGGACACAGCAATCGGCATAGTGGCCTTCGAGCCGGTTCGCCACCGGCAGGGGGATTTTGAAGGCGACTTCATCCGCCCGGGCGCCAGCGCTCGGCGCAGTTTGCAGGGCGGTACAATCGGACTTAGCCATGATTCAAGCTCCTCGTAAGCTTGGGTTGTGGTCAGGCGGTCAATGGTGCTCCAACACCTTGGCCGCCGCTACCTGATACCGTCAGGTGCGGTCATTCACTGCCTGCAATCCAGGCCTTGCTTCGTCGGGCTTGAATTCGATGCCCGCCTCCTTGAGGATCCACGCCTCAAGCTTGTCGTGCCACGCGCGCAGCAAATCGATCGGACGCACCTTGTAATGGCGCTCGGCGGTCGCGCTCGGCTTGTGGCCCATGATCTGCGCCACCACACCGGTCGGCGTCTCCGTCCATTCCGCAAGACTGGAAAATGAACGGCGTAGCCCGTGCAGCGTCACCGGCGGGATGCCGGCCGCCTCGCACACACGGTGCAGCGCCTTGTTCGGTGCGGTCACCCGGCCATCGGCAGACGTCTTGCTGGCGAACACCCAGGGTGACGGCGCCCACTCCTCGCCGCGGGCGGCAAGCGTGCGCATCTGGCGCACGTTCGGCGGCGTCTCGTTGATGCGCTTGAGCTCGAGCAGCAGGCTTGCGAGGTAAGGCGTCAGGGGGATCATGCGGCCGCTCTGGGTTTCCACCTTGTCCGCGATGTGCAGCGAGCGCCAGCGCAGATCCACGTCGTCCCAGCGCAGCTCGGCCAGCTCCTCGCGGCGCGCGCCGGTCAGCAGCAGCCCGATCAGATAGCCTTCCATCGTCGGGTTCTCAAGGCGGCGCACGGCCGCAAACCATCCGGCCAGTTGCTCGCGCTGCAGGGCGTCGCTCTTGGTGCCGCGCTTGGGCAGCGTGTCTTTCGATATCCGCGTCGACACGGCCTGCGGGTCAATCAGCCCGCGATAATCAGCCTTCGATTCGCACCACGTCGCGAAGATGCGCAGCAGGTTGAAGGCGAGCCGCGCGCGAGCCGGACGCCGGGCGGCTTCATCCTCCAGCCATTCGCCCACGCGCTCGGCGTTCAGGTCCGAGAGCCTGAGCGGCATCAGCACGGCGAGCGGCCCCGGTTCCGTCAGCCCCTTGCCGCGCTTCTTCTCCTCGCCTCCAGGGCTGGCAAGGGTCACGTGGTCGCGGTAGTGCAGTTCGCTCCAGCGCGAGCGGCGCGCCTCGATGTAGACCTTCCACGCCTCGTCGAGCGTTACGTCCTTGCGGCGCTCCTCAGCCTTGCGTGCCTCGCCCTTGGCGCGCTCCTCGGCGGCCCGCTCGCGCGGATCGATGCCCTGATCGGTGAGCGCTTTCAGGCGCCCCGCTTCCTGTCGAGCGCCTGGTTGCAAAACGACTTTTTCGCCATCAGGGTTCTTTCCCCATACGGCTTCCAGCGGCCACGTTTTCGGATCGCCGATCGTGATGCGCACGGTGGCCCCGTGAAGCTTCCCCTGGAAGATGTACGCCTTCGCTCCGGCAGCGGTCGCACGCAACCCCAAACCAGGGGTACCCTCGTCCCACAGGAAAGATTGCGCCTTGCCGGGCTCGCATGCGAAATCCCGCACCCGCCCCGCCGTGAAGTTGACCCTCTCCTTCGCCACTTTTCCACCACTCCTCTGATCGGGTGTCGCGCACCATGTAACCGCCATGTAACCCAATCATAGGAAAACAGATCAACGCGTGTCAACAGGAAAATGTAACCGCGAATCGGCAAATGCACGGTGTGACGGGGATTTCAGCGAATCGCGTAAATTTCGATCAACGCGAAGAAATGCGGCCTTTAGGGGATTGTGATTCCTGTCGTCGTGGGTTCGAGTCCCATCAGCCACCCCAAAGAATTCAAGCACTTAGCCCAGTCTCGATGACTGGGCTTTTTGCTTTCTGGGGTTCGTGTAACCACTGTGTAACCGGATTTCGTCAATGCACTCCTGCCAACTGACGACCGTTCGGATGCGTTGTCTACGAACAACACAGGGGCTTTGGTTATCCCTTGGCGCGGCGTGATCACTCGCTTGACGTGAAAAACCCCGCTCTGGGCGGGGTTCATTCAGAAGTGGTGTTTGATGCCGGCCTGCTTCATGATGCCGTTGGCCGTGTGCCGAGACTTGATCTTGCTGTCGACGGGAAATCGATGACCATCTTGGTTTTCCCAGATGGAATGATCACCTTTGCCCTCTCGGTAGAACTTGCAGCCATTTTCGCGCAGGATTTTTTTCACTTCTGGCGCAAAATCCATCAGGCCTCCATCGCGTGGGCGACGTCCTTTACCTCCACTGTAAACGGAACGTCCTCCCGAGCATCCCTCCCATTCGCGGCGAGCAACTCAGGAATGAGCACGCGCAACTTCGGGATAAGTACCTCGAGCGTGTCGGCTTCTGTAACCAGACCAGGAACGTCCTCGCTTTCAGCAACCCAAACGTCCGCCTCAGCGTCGTGAAACGCAGTAACTCTAACTTGTAACATTTCGCCCTCCGCGAATACCCGGGCATCCCTGGCCAAATAGCCAGCCTTCTTCGGTGAAAAATATCGCCCCAAATCGTCGGCGTCTATAGGTAAACGAACCAGTCGTCGAAAAAGTTGTCATGACGTGTCTGCTTGACCACAACATTCGCCCAATACGCCCGGAGACATGCATTCGGCATGCCACGCATCTACCGCTCCCAGTTATTCTCGCACGATCGGCGCTGACCCCGCTTAGTCCGCCTGTCGCGTAGTTCGCTGTGCCTCACCTAAGTTCGCTAGCGACCCGTACGACTATTACGGGAAAGCTACCGCGGCTCATCGTCCGATTGCCTGAGCAGTTGCTGCGTCTGCATTTCGGTCATCTCAGTGCGCATCCGCTGTAGCTGGTCCTCCCGAATGGATTCGTCCAGCTCGCGATTCATCCGCTCAGTGTCTGCCTGGCGTTGCTCCTCCTCGCGTCTCTGCATCTCCCGGATCTGTCGGTCGGCCTGCCTATCCGCGTCGAGCTCGCGCTGCTCTTCCTGCCCGGCGGAGTAGGCCGTGTCAGGGTCAACGTATTGGGCGTGTGCCGACATGCAGGGCAGCAGCAGCGCGGCCGCGGTGAGCAGGATTGCTGTCTTCATGGTTTTCCCCGGGGAAACGTGGTTTTGTTCGGTCACCCTCCCGGTGACTAGGCGACGAGTTTAGCCTCACGAACGCGCTGCGCCGTGCGCTCGCCCCCACAGAACCGCGTGTGCACCTCGAGGATGGCCACCCCATAGCTATGGCACGGCTCGCTGCCCTTCCTCCAGCCCTGCACCGTGGAGGCCGTCGCCAGCAAGATGTTTGCGAGCCGGTAGCCCGAGACACCAGCACCGCGCAGATCCGCCAGCACGTCCCGCCACTCGATACGATGGCGCAGCACGAAGGGTTCGGGCCGTGTCATGGTCTCCCTCAGATAACCAGCGCTGCCTGGCTCATCCGGAGTTCGGTCCGGTCCGCACCACAGATGCGCGCGTGGACTTCGAGCAGCGCCACGCCACGGCTATGCGCAGGCTCTCCACCGTCGCGCCAATGGCGGACGGTCGGCCAGTCGAGACACAGGATGGCGCAGAGTCGGTAACCGCTGACGCCCGCGGTGTTGAGGTCAGCGATCACCGTGGCCCAGTCGACGCGACGGCGATGAACAAGGAAGTCAGGCGCCCGGCCCATACGCAGACTTAATCGCGCTGGAACGGATGGTACTCATGTGCCATCGGACGGCATGGCTTTTGCGATGCCCTGACGTCCGAGCACTTGAACTGCGAGGCCTCGCTGCCCTGCTGACAGCCGCAGGCCTGGCAATTCGACACCGGCCCCTGACCGGGCAGCGCACGGGATGGCCACAGGTGGCCGAGGTAATCGGAAGTCACCATACCGCCTCTCCCCACGGGTTGTAGTCTGAAGTGATCGCTGGTCCGCGCAGATCCGCGGGCACTCCGCCCGAGTGCCGCGTCGACGCCACCGGAAACGCGAACGTCAGGGCAAGCGCGTCGGCCCTGTCAGGGGAGGCCAGGCCGCGCTTCTTCATTTCCTCCTTCGGCTCCAATGCGATCGCATCCTGACCGCCGCGTGTGACGTACGCGTAACGCCTCGAGGTGAGTTGGGCAAGCAGAGCGGGATCGTTCGGAATGCTGCCCACCTTGAGCCACTCCTTCATCGACCCCCACATCTCGGCCACCTTATTCGCGTACTTGACCGCCTCAACGCCCGGCATAGGCGATCGATCAGCCTTCGCGCCGAACTGGATGTCGTGACAGTCGTAGCGCAACTGCCGCAGGCGATCGACCACGCCACCGCCAACGCCACCGCCGTCGACGAAGATCGCGTCGGCCCTGAGTTCATTCCTGCGCTCGATCACCCGGGCGGCGAGCTGCATGGTGTCGAGATTGCGGAAGAACCCCCAGTCGGTCGTCCGTGCATCCCGTCCCTTCCTGGGGCAGATGATCTGCTCGTCGTCACCAAAGCGAGCGACGTCAACACCGAGAATCATCGGGTCGGTAATGATGCATTGCGCCTCGCGACGTGCCGCCTCCTCGACGATCGTCATGGAGATGAATGAGAGCGGAGACGATGGCGGGAATTTTCCGAAGACGTTCGCCATGACCCAGGGATTGTCCCGGCCATATGAATCGATCTGGGACTGCGCCCACGCCTTGTCGATCCGCGGGCTGCGTTTCGGGTCGTCAGTGTCACCGGTCACATTGATCACGGTCCAGTGGTGGCGATCCTTGTTGCAGGCTCTCCACAGCGGCCCCTCGCATTGCGTGGGGTTGCCGGCCTGGATCACCCGGCATTCAATGCCGGACGACAAAGCGGCTTCCGCTGCAACCATGACGGCATCGGGCATGCCCCCGGTTTCATCCAGGACGAACAGGATATAGTCCGCATGCAGGCCGGCCAGCGCATCGGCTTGCGTTTCAGGAGACGCGCTCCTGCTCCACGTACGTGCTGATGCCCACCACGTCTCTGGATGGTCCCGGGCGATTATGCGGGTCTTCTGCCACTCGAACATCCGCTGCAGGAAGGGGCTCCGCTGCTGCCACTTGGCAAGCTCCGTCCACAGGCCGTCCGAAAGGTTGTCACCCGAAATCGAGGTGGCTGCAATCTTCGCGTGCGGTCGCGTGGAGATGAAATGCCAGACGAGCAGCGCGAGGGTCGCCGTTTTACCTGGCCCCTTGCAGGCACATAGGGCGATGCGCTGATCGCCTCGGTCCCACGCCGCAAAGACGTCTTCCTGCCATGCATCCGGCACAAACTTGAAGTTGTCCCATGCGAACTGACGAACGCTCGCGCGCCAGCCGGCCAGTATCTCAGCGAGATTGTCCATTCATTACCTCATAGGTCAGTCGTCAATCAGGCCGGTCCGATCAGGGATTGCTTTCCTGCGCTGTTCAAGCCGGTGAGTCCGGTCGTGCCGAGCGAGGCGCGCTGGGTAACGCCCTGAGCACTTGTAGCGATGGTGGAACCGCCCCCCTTGGCGGCCTCGGCCTGTTCCTGCGCTGTTGCCGATGCCGCGCTCTCATCCGGATACTGCGGAGGAGGCGGGGGTGCGTTGGGAGTAGGTACGCTTGGAGCGTGTCCGCCCATGCCCATGATGAGTCTCCTTAAGCCAAGTAGGTTGGAACGCCGGGCAACTGCGGAGCATCGTTGCTCGCTGACAATCGAGGCGCCGGCGCCGTTGCATCACCGCGGCCCATCATTGCGAACACAATGGCCTCAAGCGTTAGCTCGGGCTTCTCCCTGGTAATCCCGGCGGCCTTGCCGCGAGCGATTTCAGCCTGCAGTGCTACAGCGAGATTGCCCTTCTTCTTCGCGAAGTCGCGCTGCTCTTCCAGCTCCTTCAGATGGGACTCCAAGGTGAACTGGGCCTTCTCGATCGCAGGCTGGCGCAACTCCTTGAGCCGCGCGACAACCGCCGGGTGCTTCAGGACAATCGCCGCCTTGTTGCCGACGGTCGCGGGCAGCATCTTCCCGGCGTCGTATGCGCGCCGGTACGCTTCAGTCGCGTTGCCGCATTCGATGTACTCGCAGCAAAAGCGCTCTTGCTTTTGGGTGATGGGCTTCTCAGCCATGTTGGCGATCCTTCCTACGCTTCGCGGCGCGGTGCACGAGGCGAATGAAGTCGGGCGTGTTTCCGAGATTGGTCTCGACCGACAGCCAGTTCTTCAGGCCCGGGTAGCGCTTCGCCGCGTCTTGGATATACGCCTTCACCTCGGCGAGGTTTGCATCTGCGTCCTTGCCCCAGTGTTCCC